TACGTCAATATTGGCAGTTTGCACATCGGATAATCCGAGAAGATAATCTGCACTTACGCCATAGTAAACGGCTAAATCATGCAGTGATCTTGCGTCTGGTAGGGTATCGCCTGTTTCCCATAGCCCAAGTGTAGACTTTGATACGCCGAGTATTTTAGATAACTCATCCTGTGTTACGCCTTTTTCCTTTCGTAATTTACGCAGTTGCGTCGGGAAAAGGGCGTTTTTATTTGCAGCGGATGACCTTGCCCTGCCCGTTTGACTTGCTTTCTTTTGTGTGACCGGAAAAAACATTTGTTCCATATTGTTAAGCCTCTGAAAGAATGATTTTCTTGTTTTTTATATATATTGGCTCAAAAAACTTGTCAAACAGGAGTTCCACGTATATAATGCAAGTGACAAGAAATTTGAGACTTAACACCATTGTATCAAGTTTTTCAGTTTTGTCAACTCGAATTTTATGAGGAGGGGAGAATATGGATCGCATCTTAATCACTGTCACGGAGGCAGCACGGCTTTTGAGCGTATCACGCCCGACCATCTACAAGTGGTGTAACGTCGCTGGTTTTCCTGCGGTCAAAATTGGCGGTTGTACGCGCATTGTTGCCAGCGATTTGATTGAGTGGGCAAAGACACAGGGGCGGTGAGCGGGTGACTTACATCGACTACCTCAACGACTTCAACCGTTGGTTAGAAACTAACGATTTGCCGTGCAATTCACAGCTCATGTACTTCAAACTGCTATATATTTTCAACCGTGCGGGGTGGCCTGAATCCGTACAGGTGGACAATTTGAGGATGGCGATTTTGATCGGGGCCGAATCAAAAGGAACGGTTATTCGTGCACGGGATAAGCTGGTTACGGCAGGTTTTATTGAGTTTCAGCCGGGCAGAAAGGGCAGTCCAAATTGCTATCGTCTTAAAAAACAGTCTCAAAATGTGACCACAAATGCAACCGTAAGTGAGACTGTTTCTGCGACTACAAATGAGCCCCATATAAAGAGTATAAGAAATAAGACGAATACCCCCTTACCCCCACAGGGGGAAACGGGATTCGGAGATGATCTTCAAGACGCTTTTGAATCATGGCTCTCCTACAAGGCGGAAAAGCGACAGGTGTACAGACCGATCGGATTGAAGTCTCTTGTCACCGAGATCCAGAACAACGCGCAGAAATATGGCGAGGCCACCGTCACAAATCTGATTCGGGAGTGCATGGCGAACAATTGGCAGGGAATAATTTTCAGCCGCCTAAAATCGGGAGAGAGAACACAGACAACATCCGAACCACCGCCCAGGCAGTACGACGAGGCTACGGACACATGGAGGTGAGCACGTGAATTCTATTCTGAACGAATACGGCGTGCTCGGCTCGCTGCTGATCGACCCATCATTGTTCCCGGAGGCGGCAGAGCTTCCAGATGATGTGTTCTCTTCCTTACCGCTGCAAGCAGTTTTCCGGGCGATGCGTCATCAGTACGAGGAAAGCGGCGGCTTTGATGCGCTGACCGTCAGAGCGGAAGCGGGACGCAACTGCACCGACGTGACGGACAGGCTGCTTGCAGGGCTGATGGACACGACGCCGACCACAGCGAACCTCGATGTTTACTTAGCAGCGGTCAAGGAAGCTGCGCTTGCACGTTCCCTGCGAAAGATCGGCGATGAGCTGATGAACGCTGAGAATGACCCTACAGACGCGCTTGGACGCGCGCAGGAGGCTTTGCAGCGGCTTACCGAGGAAAACACACAGGGCGATTCGCAAACGCTTACGTCGGCGCTCACACAGCTCGGATACCGCGTTTCTGAGCAGGTCGGCGGCAGAGCACCATGCGTGGCATCCGGTCTGCTGAGGTTCGATAAATTGCTCGGCGGTGGCTTCATCAATGGCGGCTTGCACATCATCGGTGCAAGACCGGCGGTCGGAAAATCAGCGCTCGCCTTGCAAATCGCGCTCAATGCGGCAAGAAGCGGCGTCAAGGTGCTGTACTTGTCACTTGAAATGAGCTCGGAGGACTGTTCCGCTCGCCTTGTCGGCAACATTGGCGGTCTGTCATCGGCGCGGCTCATGTTCGGCGGCAGGCTTACGGATGGCGAGTATATGCGTTTTGCCGAGGGTACGACGGAGCTTTCCTCGCTGCCAATCGTGTTCAATCGGCGCTCGGGCATGAATGTTCGGCAGGTGGAGGCATTGGCTTACCGCGAGAAGCCGGGGCTGCTGATCCTCGACCACCTCGGGCTGCTTGAACCGCCGGAAGCTCGGCTTTCGCTTTACGAGGCGACCACAAGGAACAGCAGGGCCTTGAAGCTGCTTGCACTGAGGCTGAATATTCCCGTGCTGTGCTTGTGCCAGCTCAACCGCGCGGCGGCCTCTGACCGTTCCGGCAGCTTTCGGGCTACAATGGCAAACCTCCGTGAATCGGGTGCCATCGAGCAGGACGCGGATACGGTGACGCTGCTGCATAACCCGCCGTGCGAGACGGATGAGCGCATGGAATCGCCATCTTTGTTGGAGTTGTGGCTCGACAAGAACCGGCGCGGCGCGACTGGTCACGTTGACGCGACCTTCTACAAGGTCACAGGGAGGGTTACAGCATGAATTTGAAAATCGCAGCCAACATCTTAGCGGAAATCAAACCGGCACGCCGGAAGCGTGAGCGCTATCGCCAGCGTGACGAAATGCAGCACCGTGTAATTCCGCTTTTGCCTGCTGATGACCGTGATAAGTTTGAGCGGGCAATGAACCGTCATTTTCGATTATAAAAAAGGCCCTCCCCAAATGGGGAGAGCGTCTCTTGTGGTGAATCCGATTTGTCAATTTTGATTTTACCACAGGAGGAGAAGATATGCAAGCGAAAGCACTTGACACACAGGATAAGCGGACAAGCGAAATGGCAGAAGCGGTACAGGCTGGCAAGGCGGACATTCTGAGACTTTGGGCGGCGGTTGAGCGCTTTGCATGGCAGCAAGCCTTGAGGTGGGCACGGGCGATGGAAGGTCGTGCAGGTGTCGAGGAAAGCGACCTCCTGCAAGTGGCGTTTATCGCTCTCATGGATACACTGCCGACATGGGATGTGAACAAGGGTGAATTTCTCACGCTGTACGGCATTAAGCTCAAGGCGGAGTTCACAGAAGCCTGCGGGCAGCGAATACAGCGGACGCGATGTGACCCCATCAACAGTGTTTGCCGGTCGATGGACGAGCCGATAGGCGACGAGGACAGCGACCTGACGCTTGGTGACACAATCTCAGATGAAGCAGCAGAAGAGGCCTTTGAGGACGTCGAACAGCGGGACTTTCAACAGGCCGTGCAAGCGGCGCTTGCACAACTGCCGGATGCGCAGCGCGATGCGATCATCAGTGAGTTTTGGCTTGGTCAAAAGCCTGATGCAAGGGCGCGGCGGGAAGCAATACGAGCCCTGCGGCATCCGCGTATCCGCAAACCGCTGATGGAGTATTACTAATAAAAAACACTGAAACGTCAGATAAAGCAGAGCCGGAAAGGGGGCTTTTCAAACTTTGTCAAAGAAAATTCGAGATGAGACCATTATTGACGCGCTTTTGATCTCCGCGACAGTGCGGAGCGCGGCGGCAAAGCTCGAGATCAACGAGCAGACGATCTATCGCCGAAAACGAGACCCTGAGTTTATGCAGAAGTATAACGAGGCACGGCGCGAGCGAACCGAAGCGGCGCGTAACGTATTGCAGGAGCGGGCACATGCTGCTGCGGATACGCTGGCAACGATCATGCAGGATGCAGACGCGCCCGCACAGACCCGCGTAAGCGCCGCAGCAGAGATTTTACGACAGAACGTGAAATATACGGAGATCACAGACATCATGCAGCAGCTTGACGAGCTTGAAGCATGGCGAAGGGAGCAGGAAAACCGATGAGGAAGAATTATGACATTCGCCTTGCGGCGCTGCGGGAATATCTCAAATCGCTGTCAGCCGATGAAACTACTTTTATTGTCGAGGGCGGCGCAGAGTATCACACAAAAGAAGATCCTTTTAACTACCTGATGCAGCACGGCGCAGTTACTCACGACGGGCGGCGCATTGTCCTTTATCCGCACCCAGTAGAGGGCATAGACGGGCTTAGCTTGAGCCTTTACCAGCTTATTGACGAAGCCATTGAGCGCGGCAAGCTGGAATTGCCGGAATTGGAGAGTGACGAACTATGAACAGCAGTATTAAAGCCCGCCTTGCCTCTTTACAGGCGATTGCAGCGCAGAAGCAAGAGGGCGTAGCTATTATGACCCTGCTTGAAAATGGCGCGTGGGCGGCTTGCAGAGCGCCGCAAAGCCCTGAAAAGGTATTTCAGACAGAGCAGGATGCGCGAGCCTATTTATCAGGCTGTGATCCCATTATCGTTATTGACGTTTGAAAAATCAATCACTTTCGCTCAATTTTGAGCACAACCCACTCAGAATTGAGCAAGTTGAAGATAGACGGCGGGAAAGACCGCAGAAAGGAAACTTCACTATGGAATTGAATGCAAGAATTGAGACCGCTGAGAGCGTAAAGGAAAAGGCAAAGACTGCCCTCGGCCTTGATTTGAGTAGCGCCCTTGACCTTGTAAAGCGCGGCGACTATGACAGCGACGAGGCGTATCTGGACGCTTGCACCCGCGCCGAGTTGGAGCGTAGCAGCCCTGAATACAGAGCTGCCAGAAGCCGCCTAAAGGTCGAATACCAGGCACGGCGAGAGGAACAGGAGCGCAAGGCACAGAGCGAAAACTATAAAGCAATCCGCAGCAGCGTGAGCCTTGACAGCGTAGACAAGCACAATATCGATGAAGAAGCCGCCGCACTTGCCCGCCGCGATCTTTCCGCAAATCGTATTGCCGCGTCCAATCTGGGCGCGACCATTGAGAAGTACGCGGCAGAGCTGACGGAAAAAGCAAAGGACAGTAAGGCCAGCAGCGCTCTTTTCAATGCTATGCTGCGCGGTCAACTGTAAGGAAAGGAGAACACACCATGAGCCAGTTTAACATTTACGCCCGAAAGCTCGATACAGCTTTCAAAGAAGCCCGCAGCGAATACAACACCGCTTTCCGCGCACTCCAAGAGGCGCAGCAGGCCAACCGTGACGCTAACGCATGGAAGCCCGGAGACAGCGCCGAGGAAAAGCAGGTTAGAACAACCCGCGCAGCGCTAAAGCTGCATGACGCAGAAGCCACTTTTAACGAGGTGAGCGCCCGCGTTTGGGACAACTTCAAGGCCACGCGCCGCACGATCCGCGCCGAGCTGGAACAGGCAGTGCGCGCCGCCAATATTGCAAACCCTGACGCAATCGACAATAACGCCCTTGAGCTGATGAAAACCGGCGTTCTTTCCTCGGCTGATTACTCCGCGTTCATGGAGAGATTTGACAGCAACCACACCATGTTAAAGTTAGTTGGTCACTACGCAGCCGAAGCCGCAAAGACTACGGACAGCCGCCGAGAGGCCGCAGCCCTTAACGCTATCGCTCTTGACTGCCAGAGCGGGGAGGGCGCAGTCATGCGGGCATGGGATAGCATTTCGGCAATTTCTGACAGTTGCGGCGACGGGGACGGCTACCGGCGCAAATCGCCCGGTGTAATTGTCAGCATGAGCGAAAAATGGGACGATCTCGCGGGCGAGGCCGTGGAGAACTTCTGATTTTCGATAAGCGGCAGAGATCAACATTCTGAATACAAAGCTTCCTGAAAACAAATTTAAGGAGAGATAAATATGGAACTTAGTTTTGCGAACGGTGTGCAGGAATACACCGTGCACGGCGTTAAGGGCGATGTGATCATTCGATTCAACCCGACTGACGGCGCATTTATCCAGCGTCTTTACAACGCGTTTGACACACTGGACAAGAAGCAGGAGAAATACGCAGATGAGGTGCAGAAGTGCGGCGACCGCGTTGAGATTTTCAACATTGCCGACCGCCGCGACAAGGAGATGCGCGAGATTATCGACGGCCTTTTTGAAGAGCCGGTGTGTGACAGCATCTTTGGCAGCATGAACCTCTACGCGATGGCGGACGGCCTGCATGTGTGGACAAATTTCCTGCTTGCGCTGATGGATGAGACGGACAGCGCCTTTGCTCGTGAGCAGAAAGCCACGAATCCGCGCATTCAGAAGTACACGGCAAAGTATCGCCGATGAATTGGGGCTTGCCTGCCTCCGTCGAGATCGGCGGAGTGAGTTATGAGATACGCACAGATTTTCGCGTAATTCTCGATATCTTCGTAATGCTGAGTGATCCTGATTTGAGCGGCACTGACCGCGCAGAGGGCATCTTGCAGATGTTCTATGTCTCGCCTGAGGATATCCCGCCGCAGCATTTGCAGGAAGCTGTAGACCGTTTTACATGGTTCCAGAACGGCGGCAAAGAGCAGGATAAGAAGAAATCGCCGAAGTTGGTCGATTGGGAGCAGGATTATCCTTTGATTCTCCCTCCCATCAACCGAGTATTCGGACAAGATATCCGCGGAATCCCTTATGATGCGGAGACCAACACCGGGGGCGTCCATTGGTGGACGTTCCTCGGTGCGTATAACGATCTCGGGGACTGCACCTTTGCTCAGGTCGTGCGCATCAGAGACAAAAAAGCACGAGGAAAGACGCTCGAAAAGGACGAACGCGAATGGTACCGCCGCAACAGCGACCTCGTGAACATAAAAAATAAGCTCAGCCAGGAAGAAGAGACCACCATTTCGACTTGGTTGAAATTGGGGAAGGAGTGATTAAATGGCAAATGCTGACGGCAGCGTGATCTTCTCGTGCGACTTGGATTCGACCAAAGCACAGAAGAAACTGAGCAAGCTGCGTGACGAGATATCCGAACTGAACAGCAAGCTTGAAAAGGAAACGGGCAATAAGATGAACCTTGAAAAGCAGCTTGACGCCGCATCTCAGGCAGCGAAAGCTACTGAGGAACGCGTGAAGATGCTGCGAAAGGAAGTCGAACGGCTGAACGACCGCGAATGGATCCAAAAACAGGGCTTTACACAGAACGAGTATCAGACGCAAGTGCTCGACCGCCGCGCCGCTGCGGAGGCGGAGCTCAAACAGCAGGAAGCGCTTTTGCGCACGCAGACGAAGGAGGTCAAAACGCTTTCGGCTGCTTACGAAGAGACGACCGCCAACATCGACAGCATGACGGTAAAGCTCGACAAAGCAAAAGTCGCTGCCGGTGAGTTGATCGCTAATACGGAGCAGGAACGCAGGGAGCGCGAGGCGGAGAATTCCGCGCTTGCCAAAGCGGGCCAGTATGCCGCGCGTTTCAGAGATCAGGTCAAGAGTTTAGCGCGCTCTATGCTTGTATTCTCAGTCATCACGGCGGCGCTCATGGCGCTGCGCAAGCAGATCAAGGCGGCTATTGCGACCAGCGCAGAGGCATCCGACGCTTTTGCCCGCCTCAAAGGTGCGCTGCTGACGCTGGCCGCGCCTTTGATGGACGTACTCATTCCGGCGCTGACGTGGCTAATGAATCTGCTTGCGGCCATTGTGTCGGAGATCGTGACGATCATTTCGATTCTGAGCGGTAAGTCAAAGAAGAGCATGGAGGCATCGGGCAAAAACCTCTACAAAGAGGCCGCCGCCATTGACGCGACCGGCAAGGCGGCAAAGGAAGCGACAGACGCGCTCGCGGCGTTCGATGAGATCAACAAACTCAGCACGACAACGTCCGTTGGCGGCGGTGGCGGCGGAGCATCCGCCATTGCGCCGGACTTTGACTTTGACGAAGGCCCCATGATGGAAAAGCTCGACAAGGTGTTCCAGAAGATCAATGATATCTTTAAGACCATCCGCGCGGGGCTTGAGATCGTCGTGGATGACCTCAAATGGAGCTTTGACAAGAAAGTTATCCCCAAGAGCAAGGCAACATGGCTGACCGTTTTAACGGCGCTGCTCGGTGCAACGCTCGGCGCGGCGTTCGGCGGCATCACGGGCGGCGTCATCGGTTTATCCCTCGGTGTGCTGCTGGGGCTGTACCTTGTGGGCCTTGACCCCGAAACATGGAAAACCGAGATGGACGCAGAGGATGCGTGGATCGTGGTCATCACGGCTTTGCTCGGTGCGCTGCTTGGCAGCGTGTTTCTTGGCATCACCGGCGGCGTGGCTGGTTTCAGCCTGGGCGCGATCCTCGGCCTCTATCTCACCGGCTTTGCAGAGGGGGACGAGGAACACGGCGGCAAATCGCAGCTTCTTTCCGAGCTGATCGTCGTGCTGTGCGCGCTGCTTGGCGCTGTTATCGGCTCTATCGTGACGCCGGGCGTCGGTACAGTCGTCGGCATGGGATTAGGCCTGATTCTCGGACTGAGCATTTACAGCGTCCGCAAAGACCCGAAGAAGGGCACGCAGCGGCTTGTCAGCATCGGGCGCAGCGTACTTCTTGGACTGCTGGCCGGTGTTCTCGGCGTTGGCCTTGCGGCGCTGGGCATCGTCAGCGCCGGTACGGCGTTCATTATCTCGGCGGCGATCGGTCTTGCGCTGAAATTCTTCGTCGACAGTGTGGACGATTCCAAAGTCAGAAAGGCAACGTCC